AGTATGATTGGACACAAAGGTACAATTGGTGGACCTCTTGTCGATCATTACGGTAAGACTTATGGTGGGTTTCCTGCCGGTGTGACAAACATGTCAACATTCTATGGTACTTTGGTAGGTAAAGCCGCTGAAGCAATTCGATCAGACTATTCAGCGTTTGCGGCACAATCTGGATTTGCGATTGGAGCAGGGCAAGCAATCAAAGCGGTGAAAGAAGGTGGAACTCCACCTAAACTTGTCACTCCAACTCCTGGTGTTATGCCTTACTTACCAACACCACCAACAGCACCTTTACCCAATCCCGCGATTGTTGAGATGCAACTCGCAACAAGCAATTATGGTATTCGAAATGTTGCAATTGATCCCAAGTTGAAAGACAAGATTAGTCGATCGGATGAGTATGAAGATCTATTCAACTTTGATCCAACGATTCATGAAATACGGTCTAAACTTCGTGATCCTCAACATCTCAAGAATGGTAAGTTCACTGGTTATCTCGTATCAAATGGTATGTTAAACAAAGACTTTGCGAAGACGATACCAAAAAACATTGGTCGCGTTACAAGTAAAAGTAATGTACGATTCGGAATTACACCTCTTGGTAATAATCCAGCAGAGAACCGTAGTAAACGATTTAAGGTGAATAACAAATGAAAACATTATTAATTGATTCTCAGTACAACCCAGATCTTCAGAAAACAATTACGTCAGCAACAAAGCTTGGTCCTGGCATTACGTGCGCTAAATTTCTGGGAGCGAAAGGTTCACGGACTCAGTTTGAGAAATTGTATGCAAGGGATTTTAAAGCACCTGCGGATAGAAAACAAATTGCAAGAAATTTGATGTTGCATGTTCGTGCGTTGCAGTCGATTGTGGGTAACTTGGAATTTACACAACATCGACTAATAGTCAGTGAAGGTATATACGAACCAAATCCAAAGTTTCAAACCATGGAATTGTCAGCTGGTTCTGAGGCGAAGGCGAAACAACTTTCGAAAAGTTCTGTAGGTGGCACTTACGGGAAAGGTCCTGATGGATGGGTAGCAAGGATTCCGACGTATATGGGTGAAATGCCTACAGGTCTCGGTATCAATGATAAACGCAGGGACGGTCGTGCAGTCGTCTACCAGTTAATTGACCGTAAAGGTAAAACCGATCCCCGCAAAACTTACGACCTTGCGACCTACTGGGCAGATTATCTCGATTATGATAAACTTATACTTGATTATGACACATATGATCCAAACGGTGAACTCACATGTCAGATTGTTCTTGAAACACCACCAGTGCCTTCGAATTGGCAAGTGTCGTTTAAATATGGTATTGCAACATATTACAATGGTGCGTTACAAAGCGAAGGTGATCTAATCGAGATTCTTCCTGAGTAACAGTATAAATAAAAAGAAAAGGTTTAACTGATGGCTAAGGTTTTTTCAACAGAAGATGGTAATCTGAACAGCAGTGTTCGCGTTATAAAAGAACGTCAATACTCTGATCTTGATCTGTCATTTGCCGCACGTACTGTCACTGATGGTGATGTGTACAGAAAGACAGATGCGGCTGCTGTGAAACAGGCGATCAAAACCTTGTTGTTAACGAATCGAAATGAGAAACCCTATCGCCCACAATTTGGTGGTAATTTAGGTGGATTGTTGTTTTCGTTGGCAGATGAAGACACTGGTGCTGAAATTGCTAATCGAATAAAAAATGCAATTGCTCGATACGAACCACGTGCAGAGATTCTATCATTACGTGTTTCTGCAACACCTGACTATAATTCAGTTAGTGTGAAATTGGAATTTAGAGTAGTTAGCACAAATGTTGTAGATACGCTAGAATTGAAACTAACCGAGTCTGTCAATGCGAATTTACCAGCTAGTTCAGTCGTTACACAAAGTGTTGATGATCCTATTTTTAATGTCAATGGTGCGGTGTACTCATCAACAAACGAAGTGATAACAACTGGCGATGGAGAGGTTCTTGTTAGAACATAACGAATGCCAACTGGAGAGAAATAAGAATGGCGACAACTATTAAATCAACAGATCTTGACTTCAATGCGATACGAAACAGTTTAAAAACCTATCTCGCAAGTCAAGACGAATTCAAAGATTATAACTTTGAAGGTTCTGCGCTTTCAAATCTTCTCGATGTTCTTGCATACAACACACATCACAATGGGCTTGTTGCAAACTTTGCTCTGAACGAATCGTTTCTTAGTACAGCGCAACTTCGTTCTTCGCTTGTTGCACTTGCGGGTGGTTTGGGTTATACTGTTGGTTCTCGTTCTGCTTCTTTTGGAGTCGTGAATCTCTACATCGAAAACGTTTCCAATCCCAGTTCCATGACGCTACCAGCAGGATTTACCTTCAGTGCTAAAGTTGATAACACGTCTTACACTTTTAAAACCAGAGAGACACTAACAGCGTTCAATGATGGTAACAATTTTTATTATTTTCAGTTGAACGGCAATGGTAATGTTCCAATCTATGAAGGGATCACTCGAAGAAAAACGTTTATCTCGGGCCCGTCGAGTTCTAACGATACATATGTGATACCTACATCCAATTTAGATCTCGACACGGTGGTTGTTCGTGTGTACGACGATTTCTCTACTAGCAACTACAATCTGTATACCAATATTAACGATGCAACAACTATCAACGAGAACTCTCGCATTTATGTTATTAAAGAATCTCCCAATGGTTTCTATGAACTCAATTTTGGTAATGGTGTTCGATTGGGTCAGACTCCCAGTGCGGGAAATAAAATCGAAGTACTGTATGATGCTGTGTCGGGCCCTGAGGCAAACGGTGCTCGCAATTTCACACCTAATGCTACCCTCGACGGATACGAAGTAAAGGTTGTTACTGTTTCAAATTCTACCGGAGGATCTTACAAGGAAGAGATTGATTCAATACGTAAGAATGCACCTTATCAGTATGCAGCTCAGAACCGTATGGTCACCGCCGAAGATTATTCTGCTTTGATTCTTCGAAACTTTTCTAATGTCATTGACGATATTAAATCATGGGGTGGTGAAGACAATGTACCACCTCAATACGGAACAGTGTTTGTTTCGTTAAACTTTGCCGAAGGGACGAACAACACCATTCAAGAAATTACGAAGAGTAATATTCGTGCTCTTGTGCGAGATTTCTCAGTTGTGTCGTTTGATGTTGCGTTCGCTGATCCTATTGAAACATATCTCGAAGTTGTTACTCGGTTTCAGTTCAATCCAAATTTGACCTCGTCGTCACAGACCGCAATTGAACAATCGGTCAAAACGATTATCACTAGTTATTTCGACGAAAATCTAGGTGGGTTTGATCAATCGTTTAGACGATCGAATATGTTGACTGACGTCGATGACATCGATCCTTCAGTACTTTCATCACGGGCCGAAGTTAAAATGCAGAAACGATTCGTACCGAATGTTAGTACAACGAATTATGTGATTGAATATCCCGCACCGATTGCGGCACCTGATGATGTTAACTATATAGTTCAGAGCGGGAAATTTTTATTCAATGGAAAGAGTTGTAAACTTCGTAATAAATTGAATACAAATTCAATTGAAGTCATTGATTTGGGGACAGGTGCCGTAATTGTTAATAATATAGGTTATTATGACGCAAATAACGGCATATTATATCTGAGTGGATTTAATGGTAGTATTATTTCTGGTGATCATATAAAGATAACCGCAATACCTTCAAATCAGTCAGTTATCAATCCTTTGAGAAACAATATATTGAAGTTTGATGATGGTGCCTCATTTGCCTTTGCAACATTGACAGACACAGTATAAATAATAAAATTCAAAAGAGAGAAAAATAAATGACATCTGTAGTCACAAATGACTTGCGAAAAAGATTACTAAATCTTCTCAAGACAGATATAGCAAGCGATGTTACCAATTATTATATTGGTTTTGCAAAGGCGGACTCAGCTGGTGCAATCATTGAACCCAACTCACTATATTCGCAGAATCAGGTAAGACATACTTTACAGGGTGTTAAACGATTGGCGAACGCATCATTCGTGATACCGACAGTTGAATGGGCAATCGGGGAAATCTATGAACCATGGTCTGACCAAGACTATGATCAAACAAACTTTTATGTCGTGAACGCTGATACAAATGAAGTGTTTATTTGTATTGCGCAGGGTAAAGACAATCAGGGTGATGTTGTGTCGACCGGTATTGAAGCCCCTACTGCCGCAGCTGCGAGCAATATCGGAAGAACTTTCGAAACTTCTGATGGTTATCAATGGCGATACATGTATAAAATCAGCAATCTTGATTATGCAACGTACAGATCAAATTCATTCATACCTGTTAAAAATGTCTCCGAAGTCTCGTTTATTCCAGAAGAGAATGAACAGTTTGATTTACAGTCAAACGCCATCGCAGGTGAAATTATAAGACTTGAATTTGACAGTGCAGGTAATTTTCCGAGTGGTGCCCCCACTATTACGATTGATGGTAATGGGGACAGCGCATCTTTCTACGCCGTACTTGATGGTGACACATTGATCGATATTCGAGTAGACTCTGACGGAAATGGGGTTGCTCTTCATGGATCAGGTTACGACTTTGCTTCTGCAAGTTTGTCATACGGAGACGTGAGTCTCCGCCCTGTATTAGCACCAAAGGGTGGTCTAAACTCAAATCCAATCGAGTCTCTCAAGTCACGATCGTTGATGTTACAACTAGATATACAAGCGGATGAAAACGGTACTCTTTTAACCGATAACGATTTTCGACAAGTTGTTTTATTAGATGGCTTGCAAAAATATGATTCTGATGGAGCCTTTCAAGGAAACACGGGAATTGCAATGCGCGGGTGGAACATAACTGACTTTGGTTTGCAATTGCTTCAGGATGAAATCATTGTAGGTGACACTTCAGGTGCAGTTGCAAAAGTATTTTCTCACATAATTGGTAGTAAGTTATATTATTATCAAGATGAAGAAACCGGATTCAAGTCATTTCAACTCAATGAATTTGTTGAGGGAGAGACAAGTGCTGAAATTGCAAGAATAACCAGTGTCATTAACCCTGACATTGATGCTTATTCAGGTGAAATATTGTATATAAATAATGTAACAAATGCAGTTCCTAGATCGGCGGATCAAACCGAAGATATTCGTATAGTTATTCAATTAGGATAAAAAATGGCGACACAATTTACCTCAAATACTTTATCTGGCACATACAACGACGATTTTGACGTTAACGATCATTATCACCAGATACTGTTCAACAGCGGCAGAGCACTTCAAGCCAGAGAACTGACACAACTTCAATCGATGATCTATGCAGAGATGGGTCGGTTTGGTAAAAACATCTTCAAGGAAGGTGCGGTTGTCAATCCGGGTGGTTGTGCGATAGACAGTTTTATAGACTGGGTTACCATCGTTTCTGTCAACTCTGGCGGTCAGTTCGAAGACATTCCTGTCGGCACTGTATTAGAAAGTGCGGTAACTGGTGTTCGAGCTAAAGTAATCGATGTAAAAGAGTTTGACGACGATCAGTTCATCTACAACACATTGTACATACAGTACATCGATGGTGGTAATTCGACGCTTGGATCCGAATCTACTACTTTTGATGACGGTGAAATTATTACTGGTGGTGGATACAATCTGACAACTTACTCGACCAATTCTACTGGTAAAGGTGTTCGGTTTGTTTCAAATGCAGGGGACTTTTTCGTACTTGGACGTTTTGTAAACACAGGTGATCAAACATTCTATGTGTCACCTTACTCAACACCAGCAGACGCTACGGTTGGTTTTAAAGTAATACAAGACGTTATCTCTGTCAACGATACGACAGCACTATACGACAACTCTGGTGGCATCACAAACTTTGCGTCTCCTGGTGCTGATCGATATCGTATTCGTCTAGAGTTGACCACAGAAGATCGTGTAACATCGGACGAAACGTTTGTATTCTTAGCACGTATTGAGAATTCAAAGATAGTTGAGGAAGTTAAACCTTCTGAAGCATATAATCAGATCGAAGATCTTCTTGCGTTACGTACCAAAGAAGAATCTGGTAATTATATTGTCAATCCGTTCACAATTAACTTCGAAGAAAATGTCTCAGCGGACTCGGACCTTGCGCTCATTATATCATCTGGTGTTGCATATGTCAACGGCTATCGTGTAGAAAATCCATCTGCAATTAAACTTCGTGTCCCTCGACCACAACAGACGGAAACAATCACTAACGATGTTGTTCCTGTTGTATACGGCAATTACTTCCTTGCTAGTGCGGGACGAGGGTTACCAAATCTAGACGCTTCATCTGTCAACTTATACGACACCGTTGGTGGTACAGGTTCTACTCTTGGTACGGCTCGTATTCGTGCAGTACAAGAAGATGGTGTTAATGTTCGAGTACACGTGTTCGACATTGAAATGGGTTCTGGTAACTCTATTCAGGACGTTAAGAGTATAGGTACAGGAACGAGCGATTATTTTAATCTTGTGTTGACTGGTGGAAAGGCAGTACTTAATGACACAACAAACAATGATCTGTTGTTCCCAACCTCTCGACCTAGACCAGAATCATTCGACGATATCACACTTGTCAATCAATCTTATATTTCAGAAACAGCGGTTGGTACTACTGTTACTTTACCAACATTGCCTGCAGGACAGTCATATACGGACACTAGTTTGTGGATTGCAAGTACTGCAAGTAACACCTTTGAAACTGGTATGTCTGTCACATTATCTAATGGTGGGCGCAACGCTGATGTAACAGTTGGTCAGTCTGGTGCCGCATATGAGTTGTTGGTTTATGTTCAGAAAACCGCCACAGTACGTTCTAAGACGCTTTCAACAACTTCAACTACGTTCACTTCAACCACTGTTAATGGTGTCACTTTCTTCGATCTTGGAGTTCCTGACATCTATGAAGTATTGGAAATTCGTCAAACCAATGCGTCAGGCGTCGATCTTTCCAACATCTTTACATTAGACGATGGTCAGAGAGACAACTACTATGCTGACGGGCGATTGATACTACAGGACGGGCAGACAGATCCTGGTACAATTTATGTTAGTTTCCAACACTTCTCACGTGGTGCATCAGGTGACTTCTACTGTGCGGCTTCATATAACACGTTATATAAAGACATACCAGATCACACAATGATTGATGGTACCGTAGTTAATCTGAGAGATTTCTTAGACTTCCGTCCCGACAAAAATGACGGCACTTTCTCGAACGTCTTTGGATTGCCTCGTACTGGTACAAACATCACTGCTGATATCAGTTACTATCTGTCTCGTGCCGACAAACTGTTGATCACTCAAGAAGGTGATATTCAGTTGTTGATGGGACAACAATCTTCTAATCCACAGTTCAAACCAACACCCAACAGCGCACTAGAACTGTACAAGATTGTTCTTAACGGTAACACGTTAGACGAAGACGATGTGCAGGTAACACCTATCGAGCACAAACGTTACACAATGGCAGATATCGCTAAGATCGAAGCGAAGTTGGACAAACTCGAAGAGTACACAACACTCAGTTTACTAGAACTCGAATCTAAATTATCATCTTTATTGGATAGTGATGGTAATGTACGACCTGAGTGTGGTATTCAGGTGGATGATTTCTCGGACCACTCTCGAACAGACACCAACAATCCAGATCTAAGTTCTTCTATCGATCCAGAAAGTCGTTTGGTGCGTCCGAAAGTGCATGAAGACAACATTCGTTTGATTGTTGACAATGTCTTATCTAACAACATTGTTAAGAAAGGTGATAATGTATATCTCAATTATACAGAAGAAGAGTGGGCAAAGCAAGGGCTTGCGTCACGATTTGTTAAAATCAATCCATTTGGATTGGTTGACAATGTAGGCACTCTCAAACTGTCACCATCTTCTGATGAATGGAAAGAGTCGCACTACGAAGCGAACAAGGCTATTGCTGGTTCGAACAAAGTAGATAAAGTTCAAGCATTCTTGTGGAACAACTGGATGTGGAACTGGATGGGTCGTACTGTCGAAGATATTCATCTTGACTACGACAAACTCAATTCTTCAAATCCACGCATACGACAAAGAGAAGTGTTGCGTTTACGTGAGAAATATGCGTCAACGTTTACGACAACTCCTACGCGTACAGCCAACGGTCGTTTCGTTTCTCGCGTTGTTTCGTCAGATACGTTAAGGGAAGTAGTCGGTAATCGTACTGTCGACGTTGCCTTGATCCCTTGGATGCGTTCTCGTAAAATTTACTTTCACGCAAAGGGTCTAAAACCAAACACCAAGTTCACACCTTTCTTTGATGGTCAGAAGGTAACTGAGTGGTGTCGTGAAGAGGCCGCGTTTGTACAGTGGTCAGATCGTACAGATGACATTGGTAATCAATACACTCAAGCAAAGTACAGTGAGCATCCGTCTGGTTCTACAGAGTTGATCTCTGACGAGAACGGTGAGATCATTGGTTCATTCTTCATTCCTAATCTACGTCCATACTACTATGTTGAGCGTTACGGTAAGAAGAAAAGAAAGAAACCTCAATATCGTCTGCGATTCAGAGCGGGTATTCGTGAGTTCAAACTACTAGACATTGACACCAATGACTGGGCTTCTGCTGACAGTAAGGCGTTTGCATACTATTCTGCAAGAGGTGTTTTGTGGAATGCTTGGGGACCGATTCTATCAACCCGCCAGTGGCAGTATACAATGCCGTTTGGTGGTTACGGTAACATCGGTATTCCGTCAATCTTTAATCCGAAACAGTTACAGTCCACTCTCGATGAAGTTGCTTCTGCGAATGTGGGTATCGTTGAACCTCAGTTGGCTGGTCAGTACGGTGCAAATACACCTTTCCTTACCACATCTGCTTTGTCAACCCTTGATGCAAATGGTGAAATGTCGCAAGTTCTTTCTGATTACATCAATGTCGATCAAAATCAGAATTCTGGAGTTAATGCAAGTGCAATATCATTACCTCAGAACCCAATGGCACAGACGTTCAAGGTCGATAATCAGTTTGGTCTGACATTAACTAAGATCGATTTATATTTCCGTAAGAAGGATTCTGGTAATCTTCCCGTGTCGGTTCACCTGCGTCCAGTAATCAATGGTCGCCCGTCATCTACAGAGATTGTACCAGATTCGCACGTGTACCTGAATCCAGGTCAGGTTGTTGAAATTGATCCCAATGGTGATGCAACTCTCAACGGAACTGGTGTGTCATTAACAAGTGATATTTTGGCGAACCCAACTACTTTTGAGTTTGATGAACCAGTATTCTTGAAACCATGGACAGAATACGCCATTGTTGTAACGTCACAGTCAAAAGACTATGAATTGTTCAGCGCAAGAACAACAGAAAAAGTTTACGGTTCAACGACAAAAATTGTATCAACTCAACCTGCTCCAGGTGCATTGTTCTTACCTCAGAACGGTGTGTTCTGGATCGAGTCGAAAGATCAAGACATAATGTTTAATTTACATCGAGCCAAGTTTGATGTGGGTGCGGGCAGTTTGATTCTCAAAAACGCTCCTTTGCCCGTATCACTGTTGGAAGAGAATCCGATTTATACAACTTCTGGTTCTAGTGAAATTTATGTCAAGCATCCTAATCACGGATTAATAGTTGGTGATGTTGCATTGATCGATAGCGCAGAAGATGTTGGTGGAATCACTGCGGCGACGTTAAATCAAGAATATGCTGTCACTTCATTTGACGTTAATGGATATAAGGTTGACGTTGGTACGAATGCGTCTACCACTGCTGTCGGTGGGGGTGATGACGTGTTGTCTCGACGCAATGAAGTGTTTAGTGTTGCCAACCCTTACGTCGAATCAATCATACCTAACTTCACCTCAATTGATGTTTCGGCGAAGTTTACGTCTGGTCGATCGGTGTCGGGAACAGAAACTCGTTTCGTTCAAGATGCTAACTATCAACGTATCACACCAAAGCAGAACATAGACTTCGGAGCTCCTAGAGCGATTTACAGTTCTGAGTTGGAAACCGCACAATTGGGTGGTGATGCGTCTGTGTACGTGAAGGTGGACTTTAAGACCTCTAACGATTATGTTTCACCTATCATTGATATGCAACGAGCATCTTTGATTCTTGCGAACAATGTGATTGACGATCCTTCGGTTACTCCTGCGATCTATGAAGTTGCAGAGACAGAGCCGTATGGAGGAACTGCCGCAAGTAAACACATTACTTCACCTGTTGTCCTCGAACAGAGTGCTGTGGGTATTGAAGTGAAGGCAAATGTAAATCTACCTTCTGGTTCCGACCTTGAGTTTTACTATCGCACAGCG